AGTTGGAGCAGACACAGAAGATACTTGATAGTAAAGCTGCTGCGCTGCAGACCATCTGTATAGTACCAGCCTTACTGATGTCTTATAAGTAAGACGTAGTGTTGGGATTGTAACTGTAATTGTATTGTTTGGCCCTACAAGATTTACTCCTAGCGGAACCGATGGCGCAGACCTATGAATATTACCAGCCGCATCTGTCCACTCGTAGCAAGCAACATAGTAATATTGTTGTGCAGTCATGCTGCCAGCTCCATTAGAAGCAACAGCAGACAAAGTTTCTGGATACACTAGGAAACTATGTTCAACAGGAACAGACCCGTCGTATTGCCACAAAATACCGCCAGTTAAGTGCAGGCTTGAGCTTATTTCGGAAGAGCTTTGTACAGTGTTATTAATTGTAAAAGATGCTAATGATATACCGGTTTCAGTGTAAACACCGGCACTAGTGGCAGCACCTTGGTCTTTGTTTACTGCTACTAACAAATCTTTAACTTCGTAACTAATGTAAATGCTTCCATTGTACAAGTTTGCAGAAGACAATGTGCCAGTAGAGCCTGCATTGCTAGCCGCAAGCTTTGCAACAACTTTTCCGCTACTAGATATTAAAAAGTAAGTGGGCTGGTAGCTGCTTGAAAATAAGCCAAGAATATAAACTACGTTGTTAACAATAAACGGTTTAGAAGCAATGTACAAACTGCGATTTACAATGGCAGCAGTTCCAGCTGTGCCAGATTGCGTAATAGTGCGTTGTTGCATGATGTTTGAAATCTGATAAAAAAGCGTACAAATGCCGGAGTCTGCAACACTTGTCAAAGCCGTTACAGTTCCAGATACCATTTCAACTGGAGCAGTTATTAATACTTGGTTATACGAGTAAACAGTTGTATAAACTTTAGTCAAGGTATTATCATAATAAGAAATGTATAAAACAGGTGTTGCTTGCGAGCTATCTGCACTAATACTTACATGTGCCCCGTAATAGCCAGAAATAACTGTTGCAGTACCTTGAACAAAAGCTGCAGTCATTCTATTGAATCTAATAGCTCCGCCGACGTCACTACCTTCCCAAGCAAAACAAAGTGTATTATTAATAGACAAAATGTCGTATCCAGAATTAACAGATGCGACTTGCGAGCTTAGAGTTGTAATAGTGCCTGGATTTGTTGGGTTGTTAATGGGTATTGCAAGATAACGCAATGTTGGGGTTGCGGTTACCAAAGTTATAAATGTTATAACATAGTAATTGCCCAAAATTGTAACTTTTGGTAAATAACCAGCAGACACTACTTCTGTTTTGCTGACAATTACTGTTCCGTTGGTAGAATTAGAAATCTGATAATAAACTGCTCCTGATTCTAAAAATACAGAACAAAAGGAACCATTGGAAGCCATGGCAACATCTGGTTTAGTTTGGGCTCCAGAAGAACGGATTACAGGAAGTGTGCGAATATCTACTGGCTGAACAGTTCCTTTGGTATACCATTGGTCACTGTCTGCATTATAAGCTTGCAAGTTAGAACCAGTAGCTATTAGATTACCATTAAAAGTTGTAATAGTAGTTTGGTCGGTATTGCCAATATCAGTTAGATTGCCAAAGCCGTTGCGTTTCTTTAGTAAACCGCCGGTTTCAAACACGGCATTCTCAAGTTCTAGAAAATTACCAATAGCAACCTGTTTAGGGTCACTTTTGGTATCTAAACCTTGAGCAAAATTAATATCAATAGCCTGTTTTTGTACTGGCATTTAAACCTCAAAAGCGACTAAGCGAACATCATAAATAGAACCAGAAATAAAAGTTCCAGCTTTTACTGAGAAAGAATGCGACCCTGCTGATATTACTGTTGGAGTCGTAAAAGAAAAAGCAGAGGCCGGCAGTGTATTTCCATTTACATAAGCACCACCAAGTTCGATACTAGTATCTCTATAGTAACTTAAAAAACAATCAGTCCCAGATAAATAGGCAGGAAAAGCACCAGCAATAGAGTTTGCAGGTTGCAGCTCTAAACGAACTTGTCTTGTTCCGCTACAGGTTAAAGTTACAGATAAATTAGTGACATCGTACATAACTAATGTTCCGCCAGAAGCGGTTACTGTATAGTTTCCACAACCAGTACTAATAGCAATATTGGCAGAAGCTAATTTTGCATTGGTAACGTTAGCATCAGCAATTTTTGCAGTTGTAACATTAGAATCTGCAATTTTAGCTGTTGTAACTCCAGAATTTTTTATTTGTATGACATTGGAACTAATTTCTAAAGATGAGTTATCAATGCTGTATGGAGCAGACATATTACCAGAAGAGTCCAAAGTCATTATCTTTTGTGAACTTGGTAAACTTGGCAATGTAATAGAATAATCAGAGCCCATAGCATTTGGAGGGCTTAAAGTCAAAGCTTTAGAGCTTGCAGTAATGTTTCTTAGCAATATAGAACCAGCATCTAAGCTGGCAGCAGTGTTAACTGCAGATTGAAAAACGATTGTGGAAGACAAAGAAACAAATGTTGCGCTAGCAGGGCTTACAAGATTTGCAATAGAACCGGAGGCACCGGCAATAGAACCAGACTGTGTTAATCTAATTTGGTTGCCAAGGCCATCGTTGTAATAAAGGTCGTCAACAACTCGGTATATACACCCAAGGTCGGAACCACCAGATAATGCTGACACTTGGTCTTGCAACCTCAAGCTTTTAATTGCAATGATGTTGTTGTTATTCATTGTGAAATTAGAATTAATATTCAACCCATCTGGAGTAATCTGAACACCAGAACCAGGAGCATGATTGTGTTGGTCTAAAATGTTTAAAGATTGGTTTACATCGCTAGCATAAACTGGCCCTGCAGTTACACCAACGCCTGGAAGTACCAGATTCATGTTTGGACTGTAAGATTCGCCGGCCATTGAAAACTCCTAAAATACATAAATGTCTACGACTGCTGCCGCAGAACTTGTTAATTGTAAAGTAAGCTCAGGAAACTTGTTAGCGTCCTGAGTATCATAAATTGTAGCGGAAGAGCGTTGTCTAGTTAGAATCCAACCTTGTAACTTTCTTCCCAGCAAATGATTAATAACGTTAGCACCAGAAGACAATTCCACATTCTTTAAAACTTTTCCGTTACAAATTGGGTTGGCTATCAACGGGTTTAATTGCGTTGCCCAAGCAGTTTGCATTAGGCCCATTTCGTTGGAGTCAGATTTAAAAATTGGTAATGCCATACTACGTTCCGCCCCATGAGCCGTCAAAGCCAAAACCACCTTGACCTCCGCCGTTTCTTCCAGCAAAACTACGCGTATTGCTAATAGTATCCGGTTGTCCTGCGTCTCTGTTCATTGCAGTTTCTTCTATTCGTTGTTTTAATGCCATTTTTTGTGCAACTAGCAAACTTGCGTCTGATTCTTCTTTTTCCAATGCTTTGATGGCTGCATCAACAATTACATATTCAGTCCATCCAGATATACCATCAAGAATGTCAGAATCTTTTAACAATGTGGCAACTCTTGGAATGTACCAAGCTTGCATGTATTGACCAGCTGATGGAGTCGGAATAAAGTGAATTGAATTGCCCATCAGGCGATATTGCATGTTAAAAACACCAAAAAAAGTACTAGTAACATTAGGATAAACGTATCGATTCCTAGAGATAAATGGAAATTTATTCAATGTAACCCATGCATTGTTGTTAGCAGCAATACCGCAATCCAATCCCATTAGTTTATAAAAGGGCTTGCATACATTGCCATTAACATCTGTAAATGAGCTAGAACCATCTGGTAAATTATAAATAGCATTGGAACCGTCAGTAATAAATTGATAAGCAGGTGCGATATAGTAATCTTCATATGTGGTTACAAGTAAATCGTACAGTTCAAAATAGCTTTGGTTAATATAAGAATTCCATTCAGGTTTAGTAACAAAATTAGAATTTACACGGTCAGCGCGTTGTTGAGCCATAGTGCGAATCTGCCCAAGCGTCATTTGACCTGGTTGTGTCGGAACTATAGATTGGACTTCTGTTGGGCTGCTTGTGCCGCTGGTATTGTAAGCAGATACGCGATAATAATAAACAGTGCCCACCGTGACCGAAGTATCCAAATAGTCAACGGCGGCAGCGTTAGAAACTTGCGTAAATGTAATGTTATCTGTACTGCGCTCTACAGGATAAGAAGTGGCCCCAGCTGAGCTATCCCAACTGAGATATACTTGTCCATTTCCTTGTTGCACATACAGATTCTGTGGTGTGCTGGGTATGGCCATTTAGCCCCCTAAAGGTTATGTGCTAGCGTTTCGGCAAGTAATTTTTAGATAAGCAACTTCACCAGAAGCAGGGTCAGCCGCTGTAGCAGCAATGTCCCGGAATTGGATAACCATTTGTGGAGCTGAAACTGTGTTTACTTGTTCAGAAACAATGTTCATAGCCGGAGCCGCTGGAGCGGAAGAGCCTGATTTAAATACTGCTTGAGCATCCATAAGTAAATAAAAGTTGTCTTTTAAGCGTAATGTGTAGTTACCAGCAGAGTTTCTAGTAATAGATACAACACCTTTTGCGTTTGACAACGTCGGTGCTCCGGAAGCTCCAAATGTAACTTTTGCGTAGATATCTACTAGGTCGCGTTCGTATGAATATCTGAATTGAAATAGGCGTGAATTAGCCATGTGTACCTCTTGATTGGGGTAAGGTTAGTTATCGGTCATTGGTCGCCCCTGACATTTACCGAGAGCTGGTGCTCATATTATCGTATTTGTTTTTAAAAATAAAAAACCCCTGGGGGCGTTTTAAGCTTCCCAAGGGTTAAGTACGTAAAAACTGTACGATTAATACATTTTTTAGGTATTTAAGTATTTTATAGCTTTGTTTAAAAACTCTACATTATCAACATAATGCATTCCCCGATTGCAGTTATAACACAATAGGCCCCTGACTTTACCGGTTTTATGGCAATGGTCTATTGCTAACGGTCTATTTTTAGATGGAGATTTGTCGCATATTTTGCATTTATTATTTTGGCTTAATAAAAGACTTTCATATTCTTCAATAGATAGTTTATATCTAAGTAATCTTAGTCTATCGTAGTGATTTTGATTATATTTACGCATTGTAGAGTTGTAATGTTCTTTATTTTCTTTTCTCCAATTTAAAGTTTTTTGATTTTTGCAATTTTTACACTGCTTTCTATAACCGTCTTTACTTTTTGCTTCTTTATAAAATTGATTATATTCTTTAGTTTCAAAACAATTATTACAAGTTTTCATTTGCACCTCAAACAGATAATAACAGTTTTTTCGGATACTATCAAGAAAATAAAAAGCCCCGATATTTCTATCGAGGCCTTAAGGTTATGCGCTAAGAGGCACAACACAATTCCAGACGGGAGCATTACATACTAAATTCCAAGTGTTAACTCACGTTTCTTTTGTTATTGCGTGAGAGCAGACTGTATATCCCACTTTTCTAGTGGCCCTTGTCAGTCGTTCGAGCGTAGTTCTTATGTTTTACGCTTCGGTCTTGTCCGCTTCCGGATTTTAACCGATATTCGGGTTATGCAGCAATTGATTCCTCAATTGTAGGGCAATTTTGTTTACCGTAGTATCCAATACGAATTTCCAAGGCATCTGCGTTACCAACACGGAGACCTTCTAGACCCTCAAGTCCATAAGTCAAGATGTGTGGAGCTTTTCCAAGTGAACGGAATTTCAATGTATCCATTTGCAACAAGTAAGCTGTTCGGCTTGGGCAGTTACGGTCAGGGATAACAGTAATCGGTCCATATGGAGCATGAATCTTAAGACCAGCAAAAGCAATGTCTGCTTCATCATGTCTTACATCAACGTATTGCACTTTGGAACCTAAAGATTTCTCTAAAGCTGCATAAGAAGCAAAGTTCATAAAGCACATGTCAGGTTGTCCACCTTCACGAGCAACTAGGGAAGCGGCATCAATAAGAGCCTCTTCGATTGTCTCATTGCTAGTGTTTTGAGCAATAACTCCGTACATACGAGAATCAACTGAACGGTTAACACCCCAGAAAGAATCTGAAGAGCTAGGAGCAGTTTGTGGGAACCATGCACCAAGACCAGATACTTTTTTGAAGCTAGTAGTAGCAGATAGCGCACCAAAAGCAACGTCACCTTCTACGCCAAGCATTGGGAAGCTTGTAGACCAGTTAGTTGGAGTTCCAGCAACGCCACCAGCGGAAGCGGATACTGTAATTGTTCCAGCATAACGGTTAACAGCAATAACATATCCAGAAGCTGCACCAGTAGATTGAGTATAAGTAGAACCAGAAACTGAGTACGACACAAGTGCCATTCCAACTTCAAAGTTAACTACAGAAGAAGCATCAGACAATGTGATAACACCAGAATTGATTGCTGAAATCTGTCCACGAGCTCCAGAACCATCGCTATACAAATCCAAAGCTAAGTCGTTAGAAATGTTTCGGAATGCGGTATCCATAACAAGTTTTGCTTCATCGATAAATGCACCAGCATTATCTTTAGTAGCTTCTAACAATTCGTTAGTGATTGTAGCAATTTGGTAATTGCTTACACGGTAAACGAAAAAGCTTGCCAAAGCAGGAGCTGTTTGGTTGTTTTGCGCATTTGCAAACGTAGCAGAACGTCCTTGGGGAGTTCCATAAATAAGTGGTACCAGTGGGCGGTTGCCCTGTTATCGTAGTGGCTTTTTATCCTCTACTTCTTAAACTTTTTCAAATATGCTATTGCCATTTCAAGTTTTTCTATTGAGTCTTCAAAGTATCCTAAACCTGGATTACACTTTGTACACAATAAAGCTCTTACCTGGCCTGTTTTGTGGTCGTGGTCTAAATGTAAACCTCTTTTAAAATCTGTAGAAGGTCTACCACAACAAGCACAATTTCCCATTTGTTTATCATACATTTCATTATATTGGTCAGCTGTCATTTTATAATTCTTTTTTAAATCATATTCAAAATCTTGTAATCTATATTTTTCTGGATTACTTTTTCTATGATTTGCTCTCCATTCTTTTTTACACTTTCTGCAACTACTAGAATGGCCATTTGACGCTGTAATATCTCTTCCAAAGTCTTTTAATTCTTTGTTTTCTAAACATTTGGGACATATTTTTCGTTTAAGCTCGGCGTACATTTTCATCCTTTCGAATGTCGTTCACTCTTGGTACTATTTTATTCTGCTTTTTGAGCAGTTTCAAGTACTACGCTCTACACTGTTTCAGATTGTTACATACTGAAGTTAGCACGGTATTAGCATCTCAGCCTTCACCGTTTTTGAACGATTTTACATTCCCATAACTCTAGGAATGTATTTTCCCGCAAATCCGCTCTTTATCGGGAAAATAAAGCCCCAGCGGAATTATTTAGGGCTTTCGTCTTTAGGTACAAGAGCCAAAAATGGATTCTTCTTGTAGACCAAGTCTTTTAAATAATCATCACCTGTATACAACTCTTTTAGAGCTGCTACCTGATTCGAGGTACTTGCATAAGTAGCCATAATTTATTTTCCTTTTTAAGATAGTTGTCCCTTGAAAGCAGCCAAGGCACGTTCTCGGCGTTCTTTTTCAGACGAGCGTTTAGCTGGCTGACTTGGGAGATTATTGTTTAGTGTTTTGATTGCAGGTTGTCCAGGTCTTGAAGCTGCTGCTGGTATCTGCTCAGGAGCTTTTGGAGCTAGCCTTGATTGAACTTTCTTAAGTTGGGCCATTTTGTACGCTTCTTCGACCAAGTGATTTTCTACTTCCCTGGCTGCTTCAGAAACGTCCATCAAATAACCTTCGCTTTGGAAAGTTTGCTCAATCAATTCAACCACGGCGTCGTGCATATTCGCCGATTTAATAGTTTCAAATTCTTCGTTAGAATCAACTAACATCTTCACTTCATTACTTATTTGTTTTTTAGCTTGCTCGTATTGTTTAGAAGCTTGCTCTTCGGCAGCTTTTTGAGCTTTAGATTGCAGGTCTTTTAAAGATTGCAGTTCCGCTCGTAGCGCCTTAACGGCTGGGTCATTGTAGCTAGGAGCGTTCATAAGTAGTTCTGTTAGTTTATTAGAATCAAATCCTAGTTCGTTTAAAGCTCCTAACGGGTCTTCATTGAACCTAGACTTGGGCATATAATCTGTTTCGTATTGGCGCATTTTGGCTTCCAAGGCTTGCTTCTCCTGGGCCATTTGTTGTTGCATCCTGCGGTATTGCTTTTCTTTTTTAGCAAATACATCCATTTCTGGGTTTACAGGTTGCTGTTCCGTTTTTAGGTCAGCAGACGGTTGTTGTACGGCGGCAACTGCAGCAGCTGCCGGGCTTTGTTTTATATCATCCATAAATTATCCTTGTGGCATGGTTGGTAATAAGTCAGAAGTAGGAGGAGCATTTGGAACGGCCATTGGAGCGGCAGGCACAGCTCCTGGCATTGGAGGCGGCATAGATGCTTGCTGAAGCGCTAGGAGCTGCCCGTGCCATTGGCGTAGCAGTTCTAATTTAGATTCTTCCAAGTTACATTGTGCATACAGGTTGTAGTATTGTGTGACAATCTTGATACCTAGAGCAATATCTGTATATGGGTCTGGTGGTTCATACTTAGAAGAATCAATAATATCGTCAAGAGTTTTATAAATACGCTCTTCGGCTGCTGTGGCTAATTTGTCTACTTGTTCTAAATCAGGGAAATCTAGCAAACGTCGGCCTTCGTTAGGGTCTATTAAACCAGATTGCATCATTTCAACAACTTTTTCTAATCGTCCTGCTGGCTGCTTAGGCAATGAAGAAGTGTCATAGCATTGGATTACAAATGGATTCTCAAGTAGTTCCGCTTTTGGCAAATCTATTTCTTTTGCTCCGTTTTTATTTGGATATACAGTTTGATATTTTCCAGTACGTTCTGCAATCTCTTTAGCTTTGTAAATAATTTTATAACTCAGGTCTACAAAGAGTTCGTCGTATTTTTTCGCCAATGTTGCAAATCTATCACTTTGCAGGTCGTCGTAGTTTCTAATGGCTTCGCCTGAGTTAAGCCCAGCCGGTTTTTGGCTTGTCGCCGCAAGCGCGCTAATTCCAGATTGTTGGTAGGCGTACTCAATAAGACGTTGGAGCTGGGCGTACATTTCTGGATGAATGGACGGGGCAACGGAATATTCTGGTTTTGTACCACGGTAAGTGATAATTGAGCCGATGGAGTTATTAAGATGGGCGTGGACGACCTTAGAGCCATCTTCGACAAATATCCTTGGAACCCCGACCAGAGATATACTTTGACTGACTGTAACCAAGATTTTATTGATTTCAAGCTGAGTTCCTGTTAACTGTTCTGCCAAGCCTTGGCCCCATAGGCCTACTAGTCTTGGGCTAAAGTGGATAAATACAAACGGAAAAGATTCATCTTTATATTCTTCGTCTAATAAAATTCCAGCGGAACAGACAATAACATGTCGGCCGTCAGAAGCTTTTTTACTGCTAGGTAAATGCCAAGCTTCTACAACCATAACCTGGTCAGAAATTGTCTTTTGAGATTCGCCAGAATTGTCTGGGTACGCTTGTTCTGCTTTTTGAACTTCTGATTTGTACTCAGGAAACATTTCTAATAGCATGCTTCTGTCAACCAATTTCAGTTGATATAAGCTGCGTGGATTACCATAGAATGCGTCGTTGGTATCAACAAACAATTCAGTAAGCATAACGCGGTCAAGTGCTACTCGTTCATTGTCATCTTCATATACTTTGATGCAACCAGACCCTAAGATTGCCGCGTCTCTAAGCACTAGTTCTGCTAATTGAGCTGCCTTAGTTTGATACAGTTCACCAGCAATAAAATGGTTTAATTGTTTTGCTAGATTGCGCTCTTTGTATTCTCCGCCATCTGTTAAAAACGTAGGTCTTGGTTTAGCTTGGGCCAATCGGCTTACAAGAGTATCAACACAAGATTGCACCACGTTCATAGTAGGTCGGTCTACAGGTAGGTTGTTTTGTTGTCCAAGACGGTTATAACTAGCACCTGCGAATGTAGCCAAAGGCATGTTACCATACAGACGTGCGTGAATAGCTGCTTGGCGGTATCGATATTGTTGTTGTTCTTTTAAAAATGATGCAGTTTCAATTACTTGCTGACACAGTTCCGCTTTAGATTTAGCTCTCCACCAGTTGTAGCTCTCAGGAGATGTCTTGTTTGTCTTTTTCGTTTTAACCGTAACTTCTGTTCGGTTTTTATTTCGTTCGGTATTATTTTCAACTTTATAGGCCATAAGATTACGCTCCTATGCCTGAATTAGAAGACCAAAGCAAAATGTCTTCATCTGTTAATCCTGGCAAAGCTGCTAACGGAACAGACGCGGATTGTTGTTGTGGCTTTTCTTGTTCCAACGGTTCAATAAGCATTTTAATGCCATCGATTTCAATACTGCGTACGCCTTGACGCCTACATAGCTTTAGCAATGATTCTAATTCTTTTTGATTTTCAATTTTCATATTATCCTAGTTTGTGTTTACTGATGATTTTAGCAACTAGAGATTGTCTACTTTCGGGTCCTGGCTCTTCCGCTGGAAGCTCAGGCTCCATTAGCGATTCTTCGTCCAGTAACATTTCTTCTGGTTCTTCTATAATTGGCTTTGTTTTACCACGGGTTCTTATTCCATAAGCCTGGGCAAAAGCGCGTTTTAAATCATCCATGGATTACTCGCTATCTTCGGATTTGTCTTCTAACTCTTCGTTAATATCAAATGCAGCTTGCAGCGCTTCGGCTACTAGTTTTGCATCTTTTTGGTGTACAGCAGAAATAAGCTTTTCAGCTGCTTCCATTAGTTTAGGGTGTTGCTCACCTTCGACAGACTCAGTTTTGTGGCTGCCGTCTGGTTTTCTTTTTGCGTATACAATTGAGCCGACTTGTCTTGGTTTTAAAAAAGGAAGCATTTAGGCACCTCTCTTTATATCGCATTTGTTTTTAAATGTAGTCATCCCATGCTTCTGTTCTAGCTGCCTGTTCTTTAAAATAGGCTTCCGCTTCTTGTTCCATGCGGTCTGTTTCTTCTTCATACCATTCCTTAGTACCTGGTTTTGCTGTGGATTTTGGCTTTTCGGAAAAGAATTGATATGTAAATCTCCAGGCATAAAGACACGCATCTGCTAAATGGTTATCACATGCTGGGTTTTCTTCACGTTTTTTGCCTTTTTCTTTCCAGACTAGATTTTGCCATTCTTCTACAAGCTTGGCAGCATTTAGTTTATGCGCTTTGATGCGCGCTTGTATCAGCTCTGCGTTCATAATTTCAATAAAATCTGTTTTACCAGTTTTATCTGCAGCTATTAATGGAATTTGATGCCTGCGTTGTATTTCCTCTACCGCTTGCTTGTTGGCTCCATCGATAATTACTTTATGGATATTGTATTTAGTTTTTAGCTGTTTTATCTTTTCCGCTACATCCGTGATGTCCATTTTAGAACGAGAATACGTGTCAATTATATACAAAGTTTTGTCGTATGAGTGATAGCAAACAACCACAAATGCCGATGCGTCTTCATATCCTAAGTCAACTCCAAGCAGGTATTGCCATTCACCGGAAACGTGCGGCGGAAGGGCCTCAAACAGGTTTCTATCTGGTTTAAATTTGTACACCAAAGCGTCTTCATCAATAGACCAAAGACCAAGATACATCATTTGAAAGTGTGGCGTTTCTTTAAACAGTGGGCGCGTTAGTTCAATGTCTGCTATCTCTGCTTCCCATTGCTTTACCATATGTGGATTATCAAACGTGCTCCATTTATGAACAGACCAGCCGGGTTCTGCGCCAGTAGTAATATCAAAATACAACCCTTTGGTAAGGTTACCTGGTGTACCCATGATACAAATAGTTCCGCGGTAATCTGCTACTGCTGGTTTCAACGTGGAATAAACTAATTGGCCTAAGTCGATTGTATAGGAGGCACCTTCGTCAATAATTACTAATCGATATTTTTGCCCAAGTAATTTTTCTTTTTCATCTTCGGAACTATCCACCCCTACAAGATAAATAATACTGCCGTTTTGTAATGTGACTGTCAAATTGGTTTCGTTAAACTTTGCTTGTAGTTTGTATTTTCTGTTCAATGGCTTTAGGATGTCTTTCCACATGATTTTCTTAGCAGACTCTCGTGTTAGCGCAATATACAAGCAGGTGCTGCCTGGGTTTTCGTACGCTTCTTTAAAAAGGTAAATGCCAGACGTATAAGATTTAGCCGCCCGGCGAGTACAAAGAGTTGCCTTTAGCTTAGCAGGGTCATTTATAAAAGCTGCTTGTTTATCAAAGCAATCTTCTATAAATCTAGGTGCTGCTAATTTGGCTAACTCTCGTTTTTTTAATTCCTTGTTTAATATCTGTTTACTTAGCTTCATCAAAATAATATAACATGTTAATCAAAGGAGCTATAATAATCATATTTCTTTCATTAGCTCCGGAAATTACAGCAATGATTACACCATTAGAATCAAAAACCGGTCCGCCTGACATTCCCGGCCAAGCATGCCCAGCACCTTGGAACATAAAAACATAGTTAGATTTATACTCAAATCCTGTGCAAAACATAGGTCCACCATAAGGAAATCCACAAGCGGTAATTGGTCCGTAAGAACTTACAGCTTTGGTAATAAACTTAGGAGAAATAGAGTACTTAGCCACTGGGAAATCTTTTACATCAGCTTTTAAAATTGCTATGTCTGTATCTGGACGCGCTTTAGAATCCTGAACAAATATATTTAAAACTTTTCCGTTAGAATCTCTAATTTCTATAGGCTTGGGCACTATAGGCACATCTTTAAGCGCAGTTTTTCGAAGCACGCAGTGAGCTGCGGTTAGAACAGTATTTGAGTTAATAACTGTTCCAGAGCAAAAAAATCTCCCAGTAGCAGCATCATGCAGCCTTACAATAGAAGATTGAATTTTATACGGGTTTTGGTTTACACATCCCGATAGTCCAACTAACAGGCCAAATAATGCCAATAGATTTTTCATGCTTTTCTCTTTCTTTTCGGTTTTAAGATTTTATTGATTAAGTTAAATTGCAAAGCCTCTTGAGCTCCAAAATATGTTGTTTTTTTACTCATGGTACGCCATACATCTGCCGGGGTACCTGTACACTCTTCCATAAGCTGTTCCCAATCAAGTTCTTGTGCCAGCAGTCTTTGTGCTTGGGCTACAAGATATTCAGAGGGCCCTTTTATGCGCTCGACGGTTTCATGGACCATAAAGCTAATTTCGGAAGATGCTTGTCTAATGTCGCCAGATGCCAGCACTAAAGTGGCCGCACTGTGGCATAGACCGTGGGCAGTAATACTGAAGGTTGCAGGGCTAGAACGGATTTTACCGCAAAAAGCCAAGCCATCGTAAAAGGTGCCACCTGCGCTTACAAGCTCTACCTCTATTAAGCTATTACGTTTTTGTAATAACTTGTCTACTTCTTCGCTAAAAGCTCGGTAAGCGTCTTCATTTATAGGACCAATAACATAGATTTTTGACATATTTACCCCACAGAAATCATAACAACGTATCCAGCAGCTTCTAATTTTTTTAAGTCTTTTAGAGAGATTTTAGATACCAAGATTAGTTTTTTCATACTTCGTTCTCCTTATACATATATACTATCACTTAGTGCTTGAAAAGCAAAGTATAAGATTCGCGAATCTCAGTATCAGACATAGTTTCTGAGATTTCTGATTCTAAAAATGATACTAATAAGCCAGAGGTCAATACTTGGCCGTCAGAGCCAGATTCCTTGATATAGACAACAGTGACTACGCCACGATAAACCTCGTATTCGCCTTCGACATACATGCCTTGGACATCATCTTCGATATAAGCTGTAAAAGTTTGTTCCGTAGTGTTCAATTTTAAATTAGCGATTGTGTACATAATTACCTCCGTTTTGTTACATTCAGAATAGCAAAGATTATTTACATTGTCTATAGTTAGTCCCAAATTGCGGCACAGTCTTCAAAGGTACAGATAATTTCACAACATTTTGCATTTCTTCCTGCACCAGTTTACCGACGGCTTCTGCATCTTTTTGAGACACTTCTAACATAATTTCGTCATGAATGTTTCCCAAAACAACCGCATCAAGCTTTTCCGTTTTTAGCCGGGCCACAATGTTTAATGCGGCTCGGTTAACAATAGATGCTGCCAAGCCTTGGATTTGAAAGTTAATAGCATTATTTAAAAGATTCTTATGCTCTTTTCGGTCTTCTTTAGCGCGTTGATACACAGCTGGATGCTCATGAAATCGCTTCCAAAGGGCTAATGAATCAGCTAAAGATTCACCATACTTGTTAAACAGCTCTTTGGCTCTAGGCATGTGGCGCACCCGTCCTGCTTGAGTTCTGATAAAGCCGTGGTATTTAACCTGGTCTTGGCTATTATACATCCATTTAGCCAAATCCGGAAACGATTGCAGATAATCGTTGACAAGCTTATTAGCCTCTTCTTCTGAACAGCCAATTTCATATTTAAGTTTATAGCCTGTCATGCCATAGGGAATACCAAGGCTGTAAGACTTAGCTTTTTGACGAGCAGCTTTGTTAACTTTGCCAAGATAATTGTCAGCTGTTTTATCGCTGCTGACCCCTGTTAGCTTTTCCGTTCTAATAGCAATTTCAGAATAAAAATCTTTTCCTTCGTTGAAAATTGCTTGCAATCGGATGTCGCCAGATACATGGGCAAAAATGTGCGGTTCTAATGACTCGTAATCGGCAGACATCAAAACTTTTCCATCACGTGCTATAATAAATTCACGAATCAGGTTGGTATATTTTGCCACAATTGTATCAGATTCCATAGTTCTTGGTAGTTGCTGCATGTCTCCAGCGTATCGACCTGAAACTGTCCGATGCTGTTGAAACCTAGGGTAAAATACACCCTCGCGAACAACATCAATATCTTCTAAGAATCGTTCCATGTAGGTACTGGACAACTTTCCTAGTTTATTAAAGTCAATAAGTTTTAAAACCCAAGGATGCTTTGTAGCCGCCCAAGACAAAAAATCTTCATCGACTTGTGGTTGACCAGTAGCAGTGCTGCTTAATGGAGTTTCTTTCAGAACATCAAAGAATAACTTTTTTAAATGATGCTTACTTTGTAAATTAAAAATAGGTTCATCCGGACTATCCTTTTGGTGCTGCGCTTTTTGTATAGCCTTGATGTCTTCAGCGGAAAAGTGCTCCAGCACCTCTTTGTATGGTTTAAACAATTTTGTAAAGTTACCTTTTTCAGTTTTAACAGGGTATTCTTTATCTAAAAATTGAGCTTCTAGTTCTGTTATTAATGGAGCAATTTCTGTTAGAATTTCTGCTTCTAATTGTTGAATATCCTTTTTAATAGCTGCCCAAGTTTGCTCTAGTTTTGGTACATCCATGCGCATTCCATGGCACTCCATAGGGATTGTTACACGTTTATACAACGGCATGACTTCGTCTTCATAGAAAAACTTCTCAAGCTTTTCCGCTTTTAGCTTTGGAAGATAATAATTGTAAATTTTATAGGTTAACAAGCAATCTTGAATACAATATTTGCCAAGGATTGCTGTGTCTGCTTTATAGAATTCCGTTGCTTTTCCGCCATTAGCTTTAACGGATGCAAGCATTTCGGCTTTTTCCTTAGTGGCATCTAGGCCAAATAGTTTTGTGGCAATTTCTTTTAATCCAAAAGGGAATTCTTCATCGCAAGTATGCTTTAAAAGCAGCACATCCGTGTGCAATGACGGCAATAAGTCTACGCCAAAATAATTTTTTGTAAAAGGCATGTCAAACGAAGCGTTGAACGCCAGCAGTTGTTTAGTAGCTAGCAATTGCAACACCAAAGTATAGTCGGTCTTAGAGGTAACAGGAAAATAAAATCCTTGGGAAGAATCAGAAACACCAAAACCAACAACGGAATCTCTTCGTGGGTTTAATCCTGTGGTTTCAATGTCATATGCAAGCAGATTTGCACTAGTTATAAAGTCTACAGCTTTTTGTAGGTCTGCAGCAGTTTTTACAATCATGTTCCCTCCATTTTAATTTACGGCACAACGTCTAGTAGGTCTCCAAATTCAGCATAAAACTTTTCACGAATCTTTTCAACTAATTCATGTTCTTTGTCTGTAAAATCTTCTGGTGGATATTTGTACAACGCTCGTAGATAATTACTAAATTCCCAAGCGGCAGAATGATAATCAGACCCAAGGCGCGCTAGTGTGTATTCGCTTTCTTCATCTGGTAGATTGTATTTAATAGTTACAATTGGCATAAAGTACCTCAAAATAAAAAACCCGGCTCAGGAGGAGGGGGACCTGGCCGGGCTGGGGGGTTAGTTAGCTTTAGCAAACACTTCGAAATCGTGGTAGGTCTTACCTTTTTTAGTTTTAACTTTTCCATTGTAGTGCACTTCTACTTCAAGACCGATAACGCCAGCTTGGCCCAATTGGTCTTTCAAACTTGCAGTTTCGTTCAAGATATACAAAGTGTTGTCAGAACCGCGAATAAAATAATCATTTTTCTCAGGGTTAAATTTATTTGGTTTAGTGCTTTCTAAAATTCCTTTAGCTACTACACCTGTTTTTCCTGATTTCTCAAGCTCGCTGGGGCGCACAATAACAAGTGCTCCGTCCGCTCCGCTATTAGAAGTTCCGCCTTTAAGGCTTTTGAATCCGTCGCTCATATTAGCTCCATTTCTGCGGCTGTGCCGCCTTTATAAACTGTAGTTTACCATAAACCAGCAGTTGTTAATTATACTTTACACTAGTTCCGGTCAACGTGTCAATAAGAATTTGCATTTTTTCCCCGGCGGCAATAACCTTGCTTAAAAGCACCACTGATTGGCCAGATAGAACCTGGTCGCGTTTAACGTCTTTTTCAAGACTAACGGCCAAGTCTGCAACTTTGTTAAAATAATCAATTAATAGTTGTTCTGCGTTCATTTTATTACTCCTTTTTTATTAAGTGCTGATATACGCCCATAAGCGTCAAAGCTTCGTCTAACGTTTCCGGCTTGCCTTTTATGATTCCATGCTTATTAGCGCCGGATTTATAATCATTATATAAGTCTTCTTTTGGAATGTCAAACTGTAATGTGATAGATTTAATATCTTTTGGGTCAATTGCCGTTATAAACCCAACTCTAGTGTAATCAAAACCGCCGTCTATATAGCAACTGTTGCAAGAACACCATCTCAAATCATGACGGTGTCTTGAGTAAACAATATCTTCACATTTTGGACATTTTATTGCTTGTGCTTCAAAGCTCATGTTTGCCCCTTGTAACGATTATCTAGTTCTGGTTTATTTTTAATCATGTAAGCCAACATAGACAATGAAGCTAGGGCATGGCTGATGTGGCATAAACCAGATTCACTGTCAATGTCTTCCCCTTCAGAATACTGGTACAAATGTCTTAAAGCTGCGTCTATAAGCCTGCGATGTTCAATCCCTAGTTTGTAGTTATCTGATGAATACTTTTTAGCGCCATAGGCTAATGCTTCAGCAGTCATGTACACTGCTTCTTTAGAAATTAGCGATAATGGTGCTTTTCCGTTGTCGTGTTTTACGCCTGCTGACATTTAAATCTCCTCTACGTCTATTTGAATACTTGGTTTAGTTTGCTCCAAAGTCCAAAGACCAGTAGCCATACATTTTTTATACAATACAATTGCTGAAGTTACAAGAGAATTTCCGCGACTCAGGGTACTGGAGCTTGCTTTATAAACTGCGCATCCTTGGTCAGATTTTGAAAGAACCAGCCAGTAGAAATCAAACAATTTCCCGTAGTTTTCGTACGCCATTTGGCAGTATAAAGCAGCGCTTAGGTCGTATCCGTATTCTGTTACCGTATGGGCAAACAATTCTTTATCAGTCGGTGCCGCAGTGGTTTTAACGTCTACAATATACGACATATCAATATTGATATAATCCGCTCGTGTTTTAATTGGTACGTCCAAATAGCTTCCAAGCATTGTATGTTCTGGAAATCCATTACGTAAAATGTTTGTAGCAATGTCTGTAGCTGCATAAGATTTATATAACTGTTCGCATCTGTTTACTTGTGGAGCAGATAAAATAATCTTGCCTACGTTTTCGACTTTAAACTTTTCCCAGGCTTCGCCTGCTTTTCTTAGCCCAGGATACACTACATAGTGTCCAAGCTTTTCAGGCTCCAGGATAAGACTATGCACGAGCTGGCCCTCATCAAAGGCCGGAGATGCTTTTCTATTTTTGATGCCTAAGACCCATTCGGAATAAAAAGCTGCCGGGTCTTTTAAAAGGGTTTTTAAATTAGTAGAACTAAGCCGAGTTCGGTCGGAATGATACTCTTCATTGGTGGAAGTTAACAACAAATTGCTCATGCATTTCTCCTTAAATAATTTAGGGCTTGAAAACACCTATTACATTGTTTACTCATTAGTACCTCCAATTGGCATTTTTGCTGTTTGCAGGTTTAATACCCAAGCTAAATGTTCCACGGCTTTGCGCGGCACTAGAAAGCCTGTAGTAACCCATGTTTTATTTTTAATTTCTCGCACTTGATAGTTTAACAATGTTTTTTCCATAAAAGCCAACAAGTCTTCTAAGATAAACACAAACAGAATCTCATTTTTAGAAAACATATAGCACCAGTAGGTAGTCCCATGGGATTCTGATTGCCAAATGCCTCCCAGTTTTCCTCGTTCTACATCGCTGTAATGCTCAATAAAAAAGTTTTCTGTTTTGGCCATGTCATAGGAATCTGTTTTTAATTCCCATAGTTCGCCAGATTCTTTATCTATAAAATCTGACTTACGGCCATTTAAGGCTGTTAACATAGGAAAATGTTTTGCAAATATTGCTTCTCCAGCTTTTCCAATTGCTAAGCTGCTTCTAAAATTATACACGGGCATGTGTCCCCCTGTTGAGCCTTTTCCGCTATAACGTAAGTTTCCAACGTCAGCGGAGAACTTGATAGAAACCAAGAAACAAAACTGCGAATATTTCCGGTATCTGCTCGCAGCGTAACAGGAGTTCTATTTGTATAAACAATCTGGGCTTCAAAATCGTTTTTAATAATAATTTTATCTATCATGGCTTAAACCATCGCTTTCCGGAAGCAGGCCTGCGCAACTGAAAATGCTGCCAAGGTCCTTGACGTTCTTCCATATATAGACCTAGAATAGTTAACAATTCTTCATTTTGCAAGCACCAGGCATTTAAGTCTCCATTTGGGTCAGAAATATCACAAGCTAACCCCACTAAATGGGCTGATTGCATCGGAATGCGACTGCGGTCTGTAATTCCCTTGGCTGAGTAGATTCGTAAGTGTTGCTGTTCAGTTCTGTAGCCAGATGTGACCACCATTGGCTTGCCATAGGCTTGTCTAACAGCTTGCATTGCTTTTAGCAGTTCATCTAAATTCTGTTGATGCTTAATTGGCACATCCGCAATAGAGTTGCCACTAAGCAGTTCTTTATAAATTATTGTTCCCACAGGACCTCCATTGCACTTTACGAATACACGTAGCAAACGGTTCGTTACAAATTAACCAATTGGAATTCATTTCAGTTGTCAGAACTTTTATCTTTTTAGTGGTTGGATAAATTAAATAAGACTCGTTAAAGCCTTGGTTCCAATAATAACCGGTAAGAATTGTATAGGGCCCGTAAGTGCGCTTTTGGGTAACATCAAAAGCAATGTCTTTCCAATATTTATGTTTTACAAACCTCATTTTAGAATCTCCAATAAATGTTTAGCTAGCGTGGCCGAATAAGTTTCATTATGTTGTTTGGCCAATTCTACTAGTTTTTCTGCTGCTTTAATACCTGCAGCTAGTTTTTTTTCATGCTGCTTGGAACCTTCAATGTATCCAAAGAAGAAATCTTCTAGTGAGCATTCATATTGAACAGCAGAACCGGTTTCTTTATAAATTTGCTCTGCGTATGTTTTTGCAGATTCTTCTGCTACTGCTTCTAATTCTTTTCTCATGGGTCACTTTCTCCTGTTCTTTTTAGTGTCTTCTAGCTTAAATTTATAGTCACATATATTCCACGAATTGTAAACTTTACGATATGCTTTTCCGTTAGAAATTTCAGCTGCTTGCTTTACAGCTTTGTTGGCCTGTTTCTTTCTGATACGTTTTGTTTTAGAACCATAGCCTTCCGTGGCTATTGGTTTGCGGTAACTGCGGCTCATTTGACATAGTGTCCTGCAGCAATACAAGCGTTTACAGCTGCCATTAGACGCTCAGATTTCTCGTCTGAAAATCCCATGGACCGTCCTATTTCTAGATAGTCAGATTGAACTGTGGCTAGGGGATTTTGCACACAACCAACCCAAAGAAATACGCCGTCAGAATAACCGGACCATTCGTCGGCTTCAATAAAGAAGACACCTGAATCTTTGTAAGAATTGTTCTTAAAAGACGCGTTTTGGTAGTTTGTACCATGATTTGTTGTGAAACTAAAATTACTTTCCTGAATTTTTGCATTTCTGAAATCAGCATTATTTAAATTGGCGGCCAAAAAGTTTGTATTAAATAGATTAGCCGCATAAAAATTAGCGCCCGTGCAGTTTGCTCCTAGAAAATTAGTATTGTTAAAACATTTGTGCGAAAAGTCTAGTCCTGATAGGTCTGCATTTTCAAAGTTAGCAGGACTGCCGCCTTGGCCTGTTAGCCATAGCAAATGCAATGCATAAACTTCATCTAATTCTTTTTGTGTGTATTTTTTTCCCATGTGTTACTCCTGTTCCGTATCTTCTGGAAATCTCCTAATAAGTCTTAATTGCCATCGGTCTAAAACTTTAAATGATTTTCCATCTAAAGAAAACTCTAAGCGGTCTCCTGTCCCTTCAAATGCTACTTTTATAGGATATTCGTCAGACATTACTATGTTAACTATTTGTCCCATTTGTCCAAATGCTCTCACTCTATCGCTTATTTTAAAATCCATGTTTTACTCCTTCTTAAGTTCTGATGCCAAATATAAATCGTTTTCTGTTACATATGCTAGTTCAAAATGATTCTCTCCACAGCAATGATACTTAGAGTTTTTGTCTTCCATACAATAAACACAAACTTCTACAATATCGGAAACAAAAAGCAAATGTTTTTCCTCATTTGTGGAACGGATAATCTTTTTTGATTTTTCGTCTATATAATACATTAGGTACTCCTTTACTCCCGTAGTTTAGGCACTCTGTGAATCTGCCGACAAATTTCGTATGCGTCTTTGGCACTGACATTTTCATCT